GTTGACATTGATAATGAACTAAATTTCCTATTTTTGTATAAAACCCTGTGCAAGTTCCAACTGTTGTAAAACTTCCATTTGTAGGAGCAATCGTTGGAGTAAATGTACCAAACTCATAATCATTTAATAAATTTGATGGCGAAGAACTTGCGTTAGCTGAGTTAGTGCCTAAATAAATTCCATAAGAAGCATTACTAGGAAGTAAGTTACCAGAATTTTCTGACCAGTTAGATAAACCAGCCGAAGCAAAAGTATTATCTCCTCGTAAAAATGTAGAAGAAGATTTTGTGCCACTAGCAGAAAGCATATCAAGAGTGACTGTTCCTGTGCTTGGCGTTTGTGTATTAACTGCTTTTCCTAAATAGTGTATCTCAACAATATCTGAGCTTACAAGCGTTCCACCTAGTGTAATTCTAGTAGAAGTTGTAAGACTTAAGTTTGTTGTATCTTGTTTTACAAAGTTTACGAATACAATTACATCAGCAATAGAACTAATAGCATGGTCTAAATCTACATAGTTATTAGTAGAAGAAGTTACTCTTTGTTTTGCTGTGGTTATAAATCCACTTTGAGGAGGTGTACCTAAATATGCCATGTTATGCTACATCTGTTAATAGTGAAACAATTACATCAGCCGATCCACTATCTTTTTTAACTTTTATTGATCCACCACTAGGTATTACTATTTTGCCTTGTACACACTCTAGTGAGCTTCCAACTGGTAGAGGAGCATTTTTAATAATGTGTCTATCATTAGAGCCATCATTCATAACTGCATCTACATTTATAGAAGTAGTACCTGTATTTGAAATAAGTAAACCAATTACAATTTGCTTATTACTTGTAGTGGAAACAATAGTAGTCAAATTATTATTAGCTAGTGTTGCATCTGCTTGACCAAAATTATTTGCCATAATATCTCTCCTAACCTAACGCTATCGCAAACGGAATACTGTTATCCGTAGCAGCTATTGTTAAAGTTTCATTTCCACCATCTGAACCCTCAGATAGTGTTACATTCGATCCAGCAACAAGTTTACCATTTAGAAAACCAGCTGTTGTATCATTAGCAGATACTTTTGTTTTTACATCAGTATCAGCTGTTATAGTCTGCCAGGCAGATCCATCATAATATTTTAGAACATTTGAGCTTGTATTAAATGCTAGATCTCCAGCATCAAGACTAGAACTAGGATCACTAGAAGCTACTCTATATCTATCTGCAAAACTATTTACTCCAGAAATATTAGAAGCAACAGTTGATATGTTTGAGTTAGCTCCAGCTACTGTACTAATATTAGAATTAGCTCCAGCTACAGTATTTACATTGGATATAGATCCAGCTACTGTATTAACATTACTTATAGATCCAGCAACATTACCGATATCAGTTGCATCTCCAGCAACAGCAGTAACATTACTAGCTATTCCAGCCACAGTAGTTACATCAGAACTAACACCAGCAACTGAAGTTACATTAGAAGCTATTCCAGCAACAGTTGTTACATTGCTAGATATACCAGCAACAGTATTAATGTTTGTCTGGTTACTTGCAGAAACTGTAACTGTTTGCCAAGCTGATCCTGTATATACTTTTGTAGCATTTGCTGTTGTATCAAAAAATAATGCACCAGTAATTAAAGCATCTCCGTCATTATCAGTTGATGGCTCAGAACTTTTTGCACCAAGATAACGATCATCAAAACTATCAAAACTATTAGCTGCCGAAGTAGCTGAATTTGCACTAGCTGTAGCACTATTTGCACTTGCCGTAGCTGATGAAGCAGAATTTGAAGCTGAAGTGCTTGCTTCACTTGCTTTTGTAGTTGCAGTTGTACTTGCAGTTGTGGCTGAAGCAGCATCAACAAGTAATGTATATTTAGATGAATTAGCATTACTTGTAAGAGGTTGTGATCCAGAAGATGTGTGAGCAGTATTAACTATAAAAATATTATTTGTTGATGTGTCTTTTACAAGATCACGACCAACATAATCTGTGCTTGCTGCCCAGTTACCTTTAAATGTTCCTAACTCCTGTGTAACAGATATTTCTCCGTTGCTATCGAAAGCAAGAATTTTGTTTGCACGATCAGTAGATCCTACAGCAAATTCTGTGCTGGTCATTGTGTTAGTTCTTGATAGTTTTATAGATCTATCAATTTGTTCTTGTAAATCTTGACCAATAATTGTTAGTTTATCTAAAGCACTTTCATGTGATTCTGCTGGAAAAGGATCATTTGCAACATAATCTGTGGCTTGTGTTTTTGCCGTATTTCTTCTTAATACAACTGTTTCTGTATTTAATGGCGCAGTAACAAAAGTTACAGCTCCACCAGAAGAAGAACCTACACCACTTATAGAATAGTTTGCCGATCCTGTACCCTCACTTTTTACAGTTTCAGTACCTGTACTAGACCTAACAATTACTTCTATGTCCGTATTAGTAGGAATAAAAAATGTGTAATTAAAAGCCGTAGTTGACCCGTTACCACTATATGAATTTTTAGTAGTCGTTGACGAAATTGTCATTCTTGTAATACCCTCAATGTGTTTGAAATTTATTTAGACAGATATGTCTATTATATTATTAATACTTACAATAAGTGTCAAATAAGTACAATAAAATTTTAATCAAAAAGAGATGGTAGTCTATCTGGCGTTAACTGTCCTGGTCGCCACCAGTAATCACTACCCTTTTCTCTATTATAGCTTTCTAATCTATTTAAACGATCATAATAATTATCATTTAACTGTTTATCTATAGTATCAAATAAATATCTTTGCATAATTACTTTTGCAAAAAAAGGTTTAGGTGTCCATGATCTAATAAATTTAGAAACTCTACCACCATAATTTACATCTTTTCCATAAATAACATCTATCAAAGCTCCAACAGTAATACCTAGTGTATCTGCTATTAAAGAAACTACAGGGCCGCTTGATATTTCTTTTATTTTTCTTGCGTCTGGATTGTTTGATAAAGCATCTCCAACTGGCCCTAATGCACCACTTCTAAAAAATGCTTCCATCCAAAATTTAGCGTCAAATGTTTTTCTTGGATCACGACCACTTATAAGATCGTAAGTCAGCATAGTAGCTGCTGCTGTTAAAGTCATACCCGCTACAATCTGTGATGTATATTTAGCTTTGTTAAGTACCCCTGGTGGCGCTGTAAAAGCTCTTTGTATGTTATGTAAAATTACATTTATTGGAAAACTTTTAAACATATAAAATGATAGACCAAGTTCTGCACCTGGATTACCTCTAGGAAGTGAAGCTGTACGAGCTTGTTGTTTTAAAGAATTTACAACAACCATATGATCTTGTTCTGTTAAAACTAAATCTTGTAATTTAGTTGCAACACTTACAGCTTGATCTTCTGGAATATCAGTTCTTGAAGCTATTGCTCCAGGATCAATAAAAAATAAATTTTTAGATGGTTTGTATGTTTCAGTTGTTCTTATTATATTCCACTCAGCTTCAGTTATTCCATATTGTCTTAATAAAGTAATTGTTTTTCCAAATCTGTTAAATTTTCCTTTTGATAATTTTTCTAAATCAGCAAGTGAATATTGTATGTATTTACCAAGACCAGCACCAGATAAAATAAATTTACCGCCAGCATTTCTTGCTTGTTGTGTAAATCTTGAAATACCACCTAATCGTAAAAATGTTGTTGCATAAACTTTTGCAAGTCCGCCACTATCAATTTCATCAACAAAACGGCCCATAGCCATATTATTTTGTACTAAATCATCTAAAATTAAACCAAGGTATGCTGCTTCTTTTCTACCAGCTTTACCTCTAAATTGTTCTCCTAATGATTTTACTACAGCTGTCCAGGGTGACCAACCACGCAAAGACGCATTTTGAAAAGTTGTAGCTAAATCTCCAAACAAAACTGTAATACCAGATCCGCCAAGAAGTGTACCTGTAAGAACATTTCTAAAACCACTAAATAATTTTGCACTTATTCCATCAGTTTTTAAATGCCCCCTACCAACAAATAAATCGTATTCATCTTGTGCTTTTTTTATAAAAGTTTGACTTCTATCAATTTCATTTACTCTACTTATAACACCAGCTAATTTTTTTCTTTTTGTTAATCTTGTTTTGCTAGCATTTTCTAAAACAAATTGCTGTAAAGTATTTCTAACAACATTAGGTTTTGGCCCAAATATTTGTGTTTCTGCAATAGCTCTACTCATAGTATCTAGTTGCTCATACAACATCATAATAGGATCAGAACCAAAACGATCATTGTAAGTAATAAAACTATCAGCATCTTTAAAAACTAAAAAACGACTTTCTTGAAATTGTTTTAGTCCTGTTTTTTTACCTTTACCTAAACCATCTGTAAGTATATTTCTTAAAGATGCAGCAAGTGCTTTATCAAATTCTGTTTCTGATACTAAATCAAAAGTAAGTCCTGTTTTATCATCAATCATTTTTGATTTATCAAGAAGTGGTTTTATAAAAGATACCCATTCATCATCTGATATTTTACTTTTTTTTATTGATCTTACATTATGTGATTGTGGAAATTTCCAATTTGGGTTTTTATTTACTAAAACTCCATTTTTAGCTAACATAACTCTAGCTTTTTCAAAAACTTCTACAAGTGATTTTGCAATAATTTCAGAACCTTTATTTCCAGTTGATCCAGGCACAAACATTTCTTGTACTAATGTTCTTGGACTTGCTCTTTTATATCTTCTAATTAATGGCATAGCGTATGCTTCCATAAGATCCGATAGATCTTTTGTTAACATACCAAAAACAACTTTTTGTCTTATTTCTAAATTATTTAATATTCTTTTACCCTCTGCTTTACCATGCAAAGCTCTATACCCTTGTGCAACATCAACTTCGCCATTACTGTTTAAATATTCTTCTATTTGTGTTTTTAGTTGTTGGTATTTTTTTGCTGCAATCGTATCTTCTATAGCTTTTTGTTTTACTTTCTTTTTTAATATTTTGTATGTAGCATTACTTGCAGCTTGTGTTGCTTCTAATTCAGATAATGTTTTAGAAAACATTTCTAATTGATCGTCAAATGATTTTAGTAATTCTTCTTCTTGTTTAGAATTTACAATACCCGCTTTTGCTGCTTTAACTATACATTCACGAAAACTAGGCATTACAGATCTAATCCCTCACATTTAGTTAATTCATCTAACATTCTTTTTTCTTGTTCTAATTCTTTTCTAATTTGTCCAATAGTTTTACTTTCTGTAATTTTACCGTTATCATCTATTGTTTGCACAAGTTTTGTATTTTCTGGTATTTTATTTTCTTCCACAAAATCAACATAATCATTAAAAGCATCATCAGAAAATTCATCAATATAATCTTCATCTTTAAATTTTACCAGATCGCTTTCATCTACACTACTATTAAGTTTAAGTAATGCATCATCTACCTGTGAATCACTCATACCCATGGGATCATAACCAGCATCCTCTAACTCTCTAATAGTTTGTTCTATTGATGTAATATTATCGTTATATTCCTGTAGTTTTGCAGCATCATCTGATCTTAATGAATTTTCTTCAATTAATTCTAAAACACTATTTATATCTAAATCATCAACTTCGTTTGACCTAGCTGGTGGCAACCAGCCATCTTCTCTAGCTCTTGTTAAAAGTTCATCTAAAGAAAAGCCATCTTTTTTTGTATAACGAAAATAACCTTTATCTAGTATAGCTTTTACATCTCCAATGTTTGCATCATCTGGTCTAATTTTATTTTGTAAAAGCCATTGTCTAAATGTTTGAAACTTTGGTTCTTTTGGTGTTTGCAAACTTGGTGGCAATTCTGGATCTGGAAATTTTTCTTTAAGTTCGTTTTTTAAAAATTTAATATCTTTTCTAGCTTTAGCTATATTCTTTTTTATTTTTGTTTTTTGTGGTTTGTATTCTGGTGTATCTGGTAAATCATCTAACATTTCTTCAAAAAATGCTAATTTACTTTCAGCTACTGCAATTTTATTTTCAAGATCTGGTTGTTTTAATTCTATTTTAGGATCATCAATAATATCAATAGGTTTATCAGTAGCTGCTTGATCCATAGCTGTTTTAACATTTGCATCATATTGTCTTTGACCTTCAACAGTATTTGTATATGGATTTTGTTCTTGCTCTATAATTGATTGATTTATTTCGTATTGTGCATTTTTAATTTTTGGATTTGTTCTAATATTATTTGGTAATTCTTCTATTAATTCAACAAGATCCCCTGGGCGTAATTTATTTATTACTTGATCTAATGGAATATCTAAATTTGTTTGATCTATTAATTTACTTAATTTTTTTCCAATAAATCTTTGTGGAAATAATTTTTGATTTATTAAATCATTTGCTGACATAAAACCTTGTGTTGTACTTTTAACAATAGGTTTTGCGCCAGCTCCTATACCTCGCATACCAAGATAAGCTACTGGACCTAAAACTGCACCACCAACAGTTGCAGCAAAAATATTAGTTAGTGCTTGTTTCGTTCCATAAGAAAGACCAAGTTTTTTTCTTTGTGATTGTATTTGAGGTTCTATAACTGATGCTCTTCCAAATTCTAACATACCCTCAAACAATCCAGTTTTTAGAGTAGCAGCAGCTATACCTTTTGGCATAGAGTAAGCAAAAGATAATGGAAGTGTTTGTAATGTTATGGGATCTGTCATGTATTGACGAAAACCAGCACCAAAAGTAGCACCATATTTTTGCATAAAACCACGACTTGCTTTTTGCATTTCGCCTATAAGAAATTCATTTGATTGAGCTCTTTTTGCTCTATCTTCTTGAAATTCCTTATATGTTTTAAATTCTACATCTGGATTTGCTTGCTGTAATTTTAAAACTTCATTATCCCACCAATCTGTGTGATCTCTATAATTACCTATAGTTGTTCTGCCGGCACCTTTTTTTGATTGACTTTGATATAAGTAATAAAAAAAATCTTTTCCATCTGCAAGTTGTGGTATTTGATCTATTAATGGATTAGGTAAATCCACACCAAATTTTTCTTTTATTTCTTCATTAGCTTTATCGTAATCATCTAAAGCATTATAATATTTTGCAGACGAATATAAAAATTCACTATTATGTTCTACAAGTTTTCCGTATAACTCATACGCTGTAGTATTTGTTAAAGATGGTCTTGCAAAATTACTTTCTATTCTTTTTGTTTCCAACGCATTGGAGCTATCATAAAATTTCATTGTATAAATTGAACTACGCTTTCCAAATCAAATATGAATGGTTTGTTTGAATTAGGGTACATTAAATATTCTGGCTCTTTTCCATTTTCAACAGGATCAAAAAGAGATAGCATATATAATCCTGGGCCTACTTGATCCCAAAAGTATGCTGGATATCTACTTGACATAGCAAAAGATCCAAAAAAACTATCTTCATCTTTTGGTTCTGTTCCACCAAAAACTTCAACAGCTGTCAAACTTGTTTCTTGTCTTTGATCTACATCTACAAAAGGTGTTGAAGTTGGAAGTCCCAAAATTATTTCTTCTCCAGGATAAAACTGGGCAGCACCATTTTTACCAGCTTCTATAAGTATGTCATCTCCATTAGGACTATTTGCAATTTTATCTAAAATAATATCTTCAAATGATGCATCATCTAAATCTTTACTATTAAAATTAACTGGTAATATTATTGTTTTACCATTCCATTTAACTGTACCGCCACTTACTCTTTCGCCATCAGAATATGTTGCACCTACAGATTGTTGAATTATTTGCGATATTCTATCTTCGTTATCACGAACTATATTACTTGCATCTTTATTCATGCCATACCAACCCTCATCTAATCCTATAGATGCAACAGCAAAATTTATGGCAGCTATTTTTGCTTTAAATGTTTGTGGATTGTCATTAAGACTATCTCCTAATTCTTCAAAAACTATTCTTCTAAAATCTTTGTTTGTTTCAAATCCAGGAATTATTTGTTCATTATCTAACATATAACCTTTTGCTAAATGCACAGCAAAATTTTCATTTCCTAATTGCATTTGAGCGCCTATTTCAGCTAACAAAGGTGCTTCTTTTGATAGTTGTCTAAATACATCTAAAGAATGTTCATCATAACTATTAACAATAAGATCAGCTATTTGTATAATGTCATTAGCTCCATCTGCATTTGTAAGTGCATCACTCAAAACTGCAACAGTTTCTTTAGTTAAAAATTGTGGATGTGCTAAATTATAATGTTCTTGTACTTTTAATCCTTGTTTTATATTAGCATCTACTTGTGCAAAAAATTCATTTTTTTGTGTTTCATCAGATAAATCAGCACCAAAATTTACTCTTTCGATATTATCAATAAATCCATATTTACTTGCAACAGATAATGCATCATCTTTAATATTATTTGTCATATCATTATTAATTTTTTTAAATATATTTAAACGCAATCTATCAAAATCAGATAAACTTTCTTCGTTTTCAAATCTGTTATTATATTCTTCTTCTAATGTTGATATTATTTGTTTACCTTGTGTGTGATTGTATGTTTTGAATTCATCAACAATATCAACTAAACTAATTAATGCTTCTATGTTGCTTACTAGTTGTGGATCATACAATTCATCTGTGCCAGGCATTTTTAAATTTTTTGCAGTTTCAAGTGCAGCATTTAATTCTGGTAAGTTAGCTCTTGTTATATCTGTAAGTAAAGTTTTGTTATCTTTGTATATAGCTTCAAGATTTGATGCTATTGCTTTTGTGTCTGCTATTTGTCCATTAAGTGCAACTGTAAGTTTATTGTTTGCAATTTTTTCAAAATTTACAATTTGATCTGTTGTAATTAAACTATTTACTACATCTGGTTGATTTTCTAATAATGTTAAAAAACCTTGTGGATCTTCATTAACCATTTTTTCATACAAAGAAAGTCCGTACAATTCTCTTAATCTTGCATATTCGTTATCTTTGTCTAAAAATAATTGACTGTCATGTGCTGTTGCAACAATTCCATCTGCACTAAATAAATTTTCTAATCCAATTTTTTGTTCGTGCATATTACCATACACAGCTTTAAAAATATTTTGATCTACTTGTGTATTGTAATCGGATATACCAATATCAATAATGTTTTTTCTGATTTGACCTTTTAATTTATACTTGTCATTTTCTAATATTTTTACAAATTCGTTATCAAATAATATTTGTGTGGCGTCATCACTAAAAGTATAACTATTTTTTTTATCGTTTAGTAATTCAATAAAATTATTTTGATCTTCTAAATTACTAGAGGTGGCCAAACTTGCAAGTGTATTAGTGCTAAATTCTTGTAATTGGTTTGCAGCTGTTAAGACTTCATTTTTTTGTTTTATACGAAGTGCAGCTATATCAAATTTATTTTTGTTATCTTGTTCTATTTCAAAAACAGTAGTTTTATAATTTTCATCTGCTTTAAATTCTTGTAACTCTAATGCTTTTTCTTGTTTGTAATTAGCTATATCAAATTGTGTTTGTGTTTTTGCTTTTTGTAATTCAAATTCATTTTTTACTTTTGCATCTTGTACTGCAACTTTTGTTAAAGTATTGCCTAGTTGTTCTACTGATTGGCCTACAAGCTGTGATGCTTTTGCAATACTTGGTGCTTTAATAACACGATTACTAATTTTTGCTGATGTTGTTTTGTTTTCAAATGTTGGAATTTTTACCATGATTAATAACTTCCTGGAAATTTATTTGCATAAGCAAGATTGTTTTCATTTTGTAAATTTATTATTTGTTTGTTCATATTATTAATTTTGTTAATAATATTCATTTGACCATTATTATAATTATCAGTAAGTATTTTAGCATTTCTTTTAGTTGTTGCTAATATTTCAGCTTGATTTGCAGATTGTGTTTGTAAGATATTATTAGTTGCATATGCACCTACCATTGTTCCAGCTGCTTTAATAAAAGACGCTGCTCTTTGTTGCCTTGCTTGATACACAGCCATTTCTCCACGCAATCTTTCATTTGTAGCTTGCATTAAGAAATCATAACTTGTCATATTTGCATCATATTCTATGTTAAGTTTTTGCAATTCAAATTCAGATAAATTATTATTTAAAATTTCAAGGGGTGTACCTTGATCTAATTTTACACCAGCGGCAACCAAAGAAACATCAGTAGCAGCTTGTGTTTTTTCGTATTGTTTTTCTGCTATTTTTAAATTGTTTTGTCCTATTTGTAATGCTGTTTCAGATTTACCCTCTAAAATTTTTGCATTTTTATTTGCAACATTTTGTGAAAATTTACCAGCTGCCATAGCTGATTGACCAGCAAGTAATGAACCACCAGCACTAATACCAGCTGCTATTAAAGTTGGAGCCATTTATACAACCCTCGCAAATCTAATATAATCTTCATTGTTTTGATATTTTTTCATAAGTCCTTCTTCTTTCATTCCAAGCCAAACAGCAAATTTTTTTCCTAGTTCAAAATCTTTTTTTACAGCAGTTTGCAATCGCACCACTTTGTAGTTATCAATTAAAACTTCCAACCCTTTTTTTATTACTCTTGCAGAACTAATTTTATTTTGCCAAACATCATTTGATGCCATTACCCATCCCTCATAAACATTATCCCAGACAGGAATTATGCCACCACTACAAATAAATTTATCATCTTTAACAGCTGTAAAAGACATATCTTCTACTTCCAGGTTGTTTAATAATTCGTGATAACTTTCATCTACCTGTGTAAGTTTATCGTTCATTATAGAATTGACCATACTTTGTGCATGAGCAGATCTAAATTGTATTAATTCCATCAACCCTCGTTAATAGTAATTCTTGGATATGCTGATAATAATGACAATGGTAATGGTTGTGTTTGTCTTACAACAACAAATCCATCTGTATTAAAATCATCAGAAAACTCAATTTGCTTGTCGCCAGTAAATAATGGTACAGGACTATTCATAGCTGCTGCACTAGAACGAAAAGGTATTCTTTCCATGTTGTTTACATTTGGACCAACTTCTACACCAACAGTTTCATGCAATCGTAAAGTTACTTCATGTATTCTTTTATCTTTTGATTGTGATGTACCACCATCTCCTCTTGACTCTACTCTCATAGTTTCAAGTAAAGATGTATAACCAAGACCTATATGTACTTTTGTTGATGATCTTTCTAAAGTTATAGATCCATTACTAACAGTTTTATTAGGATGCGTAGATCCATCTGCAAGTATAGAAACTGATTGACCCTCTAAATGATCTAAACCAGAAATAGTTGTTGCTGCACCACCACTATAAGTAAGACCACTATCTACAAAAAAAGCATCTTTTTGATCTGTTCCAAAATCAAATAATTCTAAATGCTCTACATATCTTCTTGTAGATCCGTTTATTGTTCTTTTTGTAATTACAAAAAATTCATCTTCGTTGAGATCTGTAGGAACAGAAGCTACACTTTCAACAACAGCATTACCAGAACTAAAACTACCACCCATAATATGTCTATGCCATCCAGTAACAGACTCAGCTCTAGCATATGTAAAACCTAATAATGTACCATCATTTCTAACACACCATAAAATACTATCTGGTTCTTGTTGGTATGCCATTTCATTAATACCACCCTCGGTAATATGTTCTGCTAATAATGTAAGATCAGTTGCTTGGTACTGATCTATATTTAGATTGTAAGTAAGTTCTCTAATTTTTCTTTTTGCTCTTTGTAAGAACATTGTAACATTTTCAATTTGTACCGCATCTACATTTGCAGATCCATAACTAGACTGTCTTTGTATTTGTATATTTGTTGGTGTTATCGGGGATGTAGTTCCAGATGCACTTACAACAAACTCGCCACCTACTGTGCCAACAAGTAATGATCTTTGAGCAGATAAATATCTTATGGCATTAACTTTATTACTTGCAATAGAATACACCATAGCATCCGTTGCATTTGTTCCTGTAGTAAAATTTTCTAGTTCTGCACTTTTACTAAAAAATAATGTTTGTGGATTATCATCTGATCCTGCAAAAACTAATCTTTGTTCAAAAAAAGTTACACAACTAGGAAACTTACCTGTTCCTGTATTTAATGCTGGACTTGGACTGCCAGTTATACTTACAGCAGAAAGTGTCCAGGATGTATGACCTGTTCTAGATAATTTTCTGATCGCATGACTTGGATGAACGATATACATAATGTCAGCACTTTGTGCGAATTTGATTTCAAACAAATCAGCTGTATTATATGGACTTGCAATTTCATAAATTCTATTTGCAACTCCACCAGAAGTATAAGTTGTAAAACTAGATGTATTTACATTTACACCATCTACATTTTGTAACTCAAAAGTATTTGTTGTTTTATTAGCAACTTTAAATGTTTTATTATTTACTTCTGTCATTCCTCCAACAGAAGATATAATTACATGATCGCCGTTACTAAATCCATGAGAGCTTATTGTAACAACACCTGGATTAGCTTTTGTTATTGCTGTTATGGTTTTGTCTGATTCAGTTATGATACCTTGGTCTTTATAAAATCTAATGTACTGATTACCAAACTCCATTATGTATGTTTGTGTTGTAGAAAACTCAAAAGGAATTAATCTTGTTTTTGCAGAACTATCTTTTACTTCATGGACAAACTTTGTGCCTGGTCGTCTTGTAGCTGCACCATGTGGATGCACAACCATGTTTTCTAATGTTTTACATCCATTAAAATATTTACCTACATCTGTTCTACCATCAAGTCTTGGCGATAGTTCTCCAGCTGTAAAATTTGTAAAAGATACAGTCTGTTTAGCCACTATAACCTCGAATTAATAAATGTACTTGCATCAAGATCGTCTGGTGTTCCCTCGGTTGCATCTACATGACGGGCTTCTCTTAATTTTTCATCATATAAACTTACAAGTTGTCCAGCTAAAGATGTAGAAGCTGTTATTGCATAACAAAGTTCTGCTGCTAGTTTTGCTGATAAAGTTTCTATCAACAAAGTATCATACTTATTCGTGTCTGTAATTTTTGCTATGTATATTAAAAATATTTTTGTTTCGTCAGAAAGTAATTTTCTTCCCTCTATTTTAAATTTTTGACCACTATCTAAATCGCTTGATGATCCATTGTGATGACCACCTACTTTTAAAACTCTAATACAATCTGCTGGTAATGTATATTGTTTTGCATACTCATGTGTAGGTGCAGTTGTATCGGCTGCAAGTTCTACTCTTTTAATTAAACAATTCCATGCGTGTGATCTAAAGATACTATCTCTCACAGATTCATAACGCTGGTTCATTAATCTTGCGTTCTTACTATCCTCTGTCAAAGAAATAATATTATTAGCTCCAAGCATGTTTAATGCTGAATTACATATATCTACTACACTACTCATTTATGTCCTTTTATTTTTATTTGCAAAAGCTCTGGCTTCTGAACGGCTGGAAAATCCCCATTTTTTTAGTGCCAGGGCAAGTCTCGTTGGGCGACCTTTTTTATCTTTCATTGGCCCTTTTACTCCAGAAAATCTGGCAGCAAAAGAAACACGCCTACCAGACTTTCCCGAACTTAACGGCCTTTTGACTCCAAATTTTTTTCTACCAGCTTCATTTAATCCACCAGTTTTATTTTGAAATCTTTTTGCTACCATTTATTTTTTTCTTTTTTTCATAGCTTTTTGAATTGCAGCTGATCTTTTCTTTTCATAGCCACTCATTTTGCCATCTTTGTTGAGATCGCCTTTTTTCATCATTTTACCTTTTTTCATTTTACCTGGCATACTAACCTCTCTTTTTCTTTTTAGGGAAACCAGCTTTCATATTTGCATATGCTTTTGGTGTTATTGTTGATTTGCTCTTTGGTCTTGAAATACCTTTCTTTTTTCTTGCATTAATGTTTGCATACAAGCCACGCTTTGCTGCCATAATTTATCTCCTTGTTGTAAAAAAAAAGGGGGATGAAATCCCCCTATGGTTGATTATTCTACTGAGTAATAAACCCACATAGCGATAGTACCAGTTGCACTAGCACCACCAGTTGTGATTAAAATATCAGTTGTTGCAGTAGTTCTATGAGCAATACCAGTCATAGCAGCTATTGGCGCACCCGTAGATGAACCAGCTAACATGCTTTGGCTCTGCCCAGCAACATTCCATGTGCCTGTTACGCCGATATATCTATCGTCATCAGAAGCGTCTCCAACTTTCAAAGTTACAGACCCACCTAAAGCATCACACTTTACAACAACATCATGTATTGTTGCAAAAGCTGGAAGTCTTGCCATAGTAATATCACTACCACTAGCTAAAGATGACGCTTCGAAAGTGTCGTGAAACACTCTGATTTTGCCACCTACTTGTTCGCTACTCGCTTTAACGCTAGGAGTAGAGTCAAGATTGGTAATATTAACACCTTTTACACTTGCCATATTCTATCTCCTATTCGTTACAAGGTATTTGGAATACCTTTTTTTCTTCCATACGAGTTGCACCAATGCTCATGCAGTAATAAACTTGTGTGCTATATGATTTATCTGCTCTTTCGCTAATTTTAGCTTGAACATCTTTACCAATAGCAAGTTTAATTGCATCTTCAGTGTATGCGAAACATAATCTGTCATCAGTATTTGATGCATCAAAAGGTAATCTATTTGATGTTACAAATTTGAAACCAAGAAAAGTATCAATTTCGCCTTGTACTAAAGCTCGTACAGTGTTGAAGTCAGCAGAAGTAACTGTGCTGTCGCCTAACAAATCAGAAATTTGTTGAGCTCCACATACAATGTATCTCTGTAAAGACGGGTCAACATCATTTGTGTCAAAAAATTTCTTTGCATCTCTTAATTTAGCTAAAGTTAAACCATCTGATTGGTTTGATGTAGCAAATTTAGATGTGCTTGGTAGTGCAACAGAAGTACCACCTGTAACTCCTGTGTCAGCAGACGCATTGAAAGCTGTAATAATTACATCGTCCATACTTCTGCCCATAGCAGCCGCTGCTGCTTTTGCATAAGAACTTGTTGGATCTATAAGCATACGGATTTTATCGACATCATCAATCATATCCGCCCACTCATAGTCATCAAGACTTACTCTTCTTCGATCATGTGGAGTATCGAGCTGAGGAGTGTCCGAGTGCCTGGATAGTTTCTTTTGAGCAGCGGTTACACCAATTTGCTCAAAGAAAGCATTTTTTCCAACAATCGATTCACTATCAACTGTATCTCTCAACTTAGATCCCATTTGTTGAGAAAGCATAGTCACATTACGACTATACTGTTCTACAAATGCTGTAGTAATTTGATTAGACATACTAATCTCCTATAAGTTAAGTGTTTAAAAAATTGATTGATTTATCCTCACATGAGGGATCTTTCTTCATTTAAGGACTGATAGTCCATCTACTTTCAGATTGTCAGCGGAGTCTTTGCAGATTATTCCGACTCTATTCCCAACTTCATATTATTGAGTTGGAAAACTTCTTTTACGGCAGCATCATGATTTGGATGTTTCTTGTTCCAATAAGGGCCGTTAGGATCAGCAATAATTTTATTAATTTCTTTTTCTGCTTGATCTGGTGTCATAGCACCGCCCTCATCTTGACCACCACTAATGTTATCTTCAGAAAAACTATTAGATAAGTTTGCCAAAGATTTTACAAAACCTGGATGATTTAAAATATTTGAACCATCACTAAGTGTTACATCTTTTAGGTTGCCGTCAAAAAATTTATTATACATTGTGTTAGCTTTTGCGACTTCTTTATCATAAGCTAAACCAAAATCTTTTCGTAATTGTTCTTGCGAATTTTGTACTGATAATTGATTATTTTTTTGTATTTCTTCTCTACCAGCAGTTTCAAGTTGCGTATAATAATCTAATATACCTTGTGCTTGATGTGGTAATAAACCCATCTTATGTGCATGACCTAGAAAATCTTTTACTGGTTGATCACTAGCTCCCTCTTGCACAGTATATTTTACATCATACTTATCAGCAGTTTCTGGCACACCAAGTTTTTGATAAACTTGTTGCCAATCTTCTTCAGTTGCATTTTTGCCTGGAATAGCAATTTTATCTTGTCCAATCATTCTTTGTGAATGAACATAAGATTTTGCTAGTTGTCCTACATCTTGAAAACTTTGTAGTGATGACTCTCCTTGCAAATCTTCTGGTAATGTTGAAACAAAACTTTGTGGTTGTGTTTCTGTTTGAGTTTCAGTTGCAGTTTGTTCAGACTGTTGTTCAACAACAGTTGCCTGTTCTTCTGTCATTTTTTCTCCTCTAATAACATAGATTTTATAAATAGCGTAACAGCTCTCATACCCTCTAAGTTAGCACTCACATACGGATCTTTATCAAAAGTTGTTGTGTGTACTCCTGTTCTTCTTTCTAAATCATCCAATACTCTTTGGCCCTCTTTAGAGGAAAAGGTAATTTTATATGCTTGTTTAACTTCTTTAATTATATCTTCTTGTGTTTTACTCATTTAATGCTTTTAATAACGGAGCAGCTTGACCAGCAGATTGTGCAAGTTGTTGTGCTTGTTGTATCTCAGCTTGTTCTTGTGCTGCTTGTTGTTGTTCAGCTCTAATTTGTGCTACTTCTTGATCGGATCGTAAAACTTTTTTCGGCACACCTAATATGTCAGTAATGTGTTGAACAAGTTTATCACTATCAATGTAATCCATCACAGGCATTGATTGACCAAGCGGTGCAATTATTTCTAATGATCTTAAAATAGCTTGTATCTCTCCAGTTCTTTGTGATCTTGCAAGTGGAGAAACATATTCAATATCTATTGTTTGTCCTTGCAGACTTTCTGGTGGAATAGGAAGCATTTTTTTACGAAGCAATATATTGAAACATCTTGTTATTAATGGTTGTAACATTTCAGATTGCATCCTACCCAACACAGGAGCTAGCAATCTCATTTTTTCTTCGTTTCTTTGCATTACTTCTGTAGCGGTCATACGCACATCTTGTTGCATTAAGAATTGATCTACATAATATGCTTGACGAATTGCTCCTCGTCTTTGTTCTTCTAAATTTATTCCAACAGGTGTGTTGGCTCCAATGTTTAATGGTTCAATTCTATCCCTACTACCAGAACGATAATAGTTCAAACCACCTGGTTGTGTTCTTACAGGTAAAACAAAACTATCATCTGGCACAAGTAAAGGTGGATCTACCATTTTTTGTGCAGCTTTGATTGTTGTTTCAGCCATTCTATTAAGCATTTTAATATCTGGCAACGCAATCATAGACGGGGATCTACCCCAGCTTTCAGCAGAAGATTTTAACCATCTTGGAATAACAAAAGGAAATTCTTCGAAACCAGATATAGAAATAATGTGGCCATCTTCGTGATCGTAGTAAACAGATACAAATGCCATTGACTTATTATCCATTTTGTAAGGATTAAACTGATCGTTAGGTTTTACACAGTGATGTATGTCTACTTCATCATAAGGATTATCTTTTGCAATAGCTAAAATTCTTTTACCAGCTCCATCCCCAAATCTTTTAACAGCTGATCTTGCAGACATTTTAAAAGATCTATGAATTGTATCAACAAATCCTTTGTCATTTTCTGCAATATAAATTTCTTTTATGTGTCTTGTAGAAAAACGAATTAATTTTTCTTCATCTTCTTCTATCATCATACAAGCTGTACCAAAAACAACTAAATCAACATACAGCTCATGTATTTCTTGTTGAAAATTTGATCTATTAAGAGCAATATACATAGTCCTGGTACTTGCTTCTAGCCACTCTCTACTTTCTTCATCCATAGCTAAATTTTCGTCTTTAAAACGCATACTAAACCATGGTGTAGCTGCATTTGTTAACATACCATGTAGTGATGAAGATAATAACTCACTTGCGTGCAGGGCAGTACCATCAAAAATCCTATTAGTTCTTTTATCGCCCTCTGTTCTATCAATATTTACATCAGCTTTTCTTGGTAAAACAAAATCAGCTATTTCTTGCCAATGACTTTCCCAATTTTGTCTTTTATTTTTTAACTGTGAATATTGATTTTGTAATTCGCTTATGTTCATTATAGTCCTAACTGATCTTTTTGCTTATTATTTTTTGTTAAATTTAACATACCAAGATTATTTCTGTTTGATGTAAAAGGCACACCTCTTTGTTTTGCACTAAACATTCTTGAATATTCATCTACCGCTGCTTGTGGGTTTTTTGCATCAACACTAGCTGTATTTGCAGCCATACGAAGTGGTGTATTTACAATAGCAGCACTTGGATTAATTACTGAAGCTGCTGCTAAAGCAATTGATTTAATTCTATTTTGTTCTTCCAACATTTTTTTTGATATAGGTACAGATGACATCACACCACCAGGATTACCCGATCCCATAGCTCCTGGATCTTGCACAGCACCAGGGGTATATGATCCATATTTTATTTCATATCCTTTTGGAGTAAGCATATAACCACCCCCACCAGTTCTTTCAGCTTGTCCAATAGAAACTAAATATTCATTTGTAACTTTACTTGCTTCTCCACCATATCGTATCGGGTTTTCAGCTTTTGATGCAATGTACCCACCTCTAGTAGCAGTTATACCGAGAGCTTCTTTAACAGCTTTTTTTGCTTTTTTAACTTCTGAACTAACATTATTATTATTGTTATTATTATTATTGTTATTATTGTTGTTGTTAGAACTATTGTTATTTTTGCTAGTGCTAGCTCCCATTTATGATCCTAAAAGTGTTTTTCTTTTTGTATCTGCTTCGCTTTCATCTCCACGCATACTTGTAAGTATAGTGTCAGTATAACCAGAAGATTTTTTTTTGATTTTATCCAAAATATCTTTCTTAGTATCATTTGGTAAATCTTCTGTAATAGCAACAGGTGGTGTTGGTGGCGTAGGCATTACGGGCATTTGTGGTGGTTTAGGTCTTAAAAATCCCATATGTTACATCCTTTCTCCAAGTGGGTTATAGTTTGTTCCAGTTGCAAACTTTTGTAGCTTTTGTGTTTGACTAAAATCTAGTTCTTGTATTGCAACGGCGCAAGTTCTCCAAGCATCAGCATAATGACTACTATGATCATGTACTGGCTTAGAAAAAATTCTTTGTTTATCTATCCATTTTCTATGATACCACTTCATAGCATCTAAAAATGGCTTACATTTTTGTCTATCAATATAAGTTTTTGCTAATAAAATCTGTCCAGCATGAATACCATCTTCTAATGACAACTTTGGACAAACTTTTATTGGCGACATACCCATAGAATAAGCATATTCTTTTCTACTATGACCAGTAGATAGCTCTCTTTGTTCTATGTCATGCGGAAAGACATAGTTACGGATATTATATTCTGTTTTTCGTATATAATCGGCGTAGTAGTCAAGACTTTTATTACTATCTGCGTAACAATTTATTAAAATTAGTGCACGCCCTATCTGTTGTGTAAATAAAATAACAGTCTTATCGCTTATTCCTAAATCAAAATAGCAATCAACAGGATAACCTGGATCATATGGAAAGTTAGATATTTGATTTTCTGTTTCCATCTTCTGAATTATTTTTCCGTAGATAGATCCAGAAATATTTGCTGTCCAGGAACACTCAAACTCTTGTGCATACTGATCTTCTGTCATCAGTTTTTTTGCTGATAACAATTCTTCTTCTGCAACTAGTCCTGTTTCACTTGCTTTAAATACACAAGTAAACCAATCAGGCAACGATTTCGCTTCTTCATAAAGGTCATAAAAATTATTTCCCATGCCAGCGGGAGTCCCGATAAAGGTACATGACCCGAGCCGATCTGCAATCGCTGGTCTAATAATTTCTGCAAACATTCTTGCATCCATCTGTGCATATTCATCACAAACTACCTGGTCAAAAAATTGTCCACGACTAGCATCTGGATTTTCTGCTCCGAACAAGGTAATTCTTGCACCATTAGGAAAGTCTGCTCGAAGTTCTGTTTCGTTAAATTTCATGCCAGGTATAACTCTAGAAAATTCTTTTAGGTAATCCCAACCAATCAACTTACTTTGTACTCTTGTAGGACTAAAAAAAGCACCTCTAAAGTTTTTTTTACCACTAGTTAGAGCAAGTTTAATGAGATGATTTATAGCCCAAACGGTCTTGCCTGCTCGCCTGTGCATGACGATTACACTGAACCTGTATTTACTTAACTTATCATGCAACATACGCTGTTGTGGTCTAGGCGTATAAGGTATTTTTACAATCTTCAATGTTCTGTTTCTCCAATATTTTTTGGACTTATCAGTTTTAAATCAAGGGCAGCTACTATGAACCTTGCAAAACTAAAAGCATCCTCTTGGTTATCAAAAGAATCTATTTCTATTATTACTTTGTTTTTCTTTTCATCAACCAAAACCATGGCTGTGTGTTCGTAAGTGTCTTTTTCTCGGGTCATAATATACAATCCTGGCACTACAAAATGGTCGATATACGCAAATGATATATGCCAAAATATATATTTATAATCCTATTTATAAAATTGTACTGATATAAGAACAGTACAACCAGGATTATTTTACCTAATTTATTTTAGTTTTGTTATGCTCTTTGTTATGTTTTATGTTTTCAATATTATCCGTACTTGATATCGTGCGGGCGTGGTCGTTGGCTTTGTGTTCCGAATAGCCATCATCCCACACTATTTTTATTTGAGGTTCTCCAATATTCTCCTGGACAATCTTGTCATTAAATACAGTAACAAGCTTTGAAGCCATCCACCTGGCATGGTGTAACTTTTCCCTGGCCCATTGTACCTGTTGCGGTTCTATATCTGACTCTAATAAATCTTGCATTTTATCAAGCCAGGTCATAGCGCCAACCCGTCTATTTTCTAAAACTTCTTTTTTAAGTTCCGGATCTTCATTCATCCAGGCGTAAACAGTGCTAACATTTGGCATATCTTTGGGCCTGCAAATGCTAGTTAATGAATGGCCCAGCTGTAGTTTTTCTTGTATTTTTTTTAATATATTCTGCGATTTCTTCATAAGATTTGTTTTTAAATTGTTTTAGTTTTTTTAAAGATATTATTTTACCTATAAAAGATTTTGGCCCTGTACTTTTACCACCATGCAGCCGACATATGTAACTTCCTTTTTTTGTCAATATTCCTTTTGCCTGGCACTGTTGCCCGTCATATTTTCTTCTTGCCTGGCATTGTATCTTTTTTTTTGGTCGTCCTACCATTTTTTTATTAATTTATATTTGATTGTATAATACATTAGTATATATAATATATTATATTATACAGGGGGTATATTATGACTATAACTATTGTTAATGTTTACGGCAGAAAAATCAAAGGTTTGATTTCTCATTTAGGCCGTAGGGTATTTATTGATGGTAAAAAACTTCCTAAAGCTGCAGGCCGTAATTATCCAGCAGATTGGACAGAAGATTTTACAATCAAAGTAGCAAAAAAACATTTTAGACAAGGAGCATATTTAAAATGAAATATATTTATAACAAAGACAGCTTTGATAATGCTGTTGAAATTGACAACTATCCCTGGGGTTTTAGATTAAAAACTAAACGCCGTTATTGGATAGAAACAGTTAAAAATAGAGGAGATCGCTTTTGCTATGCTACTCTAAATCCTAAAAATAATAAATGGTGCAAACCAAAAAAAAGCACATATTCAACTATTGCTGTTTTAGGATTTAACAAAGATAATCATGTTGTAACTGATGGCCTAGGACTTTGGGAAACTGACAAAGACATAGCCGAATTTAAAAACAGAATTGATTATGACCAATTAAAAGAACTTCAAAAAATGAAGTTATGTGAAAAGTCATCAATTAATCATGTGATGAAATCAGTTAAATTTGAAATTAAATCAACTGGTACTTATAATTTAAGTGATCCAGCAGATTTACAACGATTAAGAGAAGATAACAAAGATAGAGAGCAGAAAAAATTAGAGGAAAAAAAGACTCTTAAAAAAATTAATTCTGCAATCAATCATACTTATCATTCTTGCTTAATTAAAAACGGGTTGAAATAATGCTTAAATTTATTGATCTTTTAATTGAAGATATAAAAAAAGCAGATGGAGAGCAAAAAGTTTTATTAATATTAAGTGCTATCCAACTAACAACAATCGTTATTGTTTTACCTTTGTTAAAATGTTGATTGTTAATAAATTAAAATCATACAATAGCGGGTTTCTACCCGCTGTTGAGTGCCACAGCTGTGGAAATCGTTTTATTACATCCAGCACAGATAATAAAAAACTTTGTAATATTTGTAAGAGTAAAACAAAAAATATTACTGCTTTTGATCTCCTGGAATGTGATTGTTACCAATGCAAACAAATTAGAAAGGATCTTAAAAAATGATAAGAAAATTATCTATAAAAGAAGTTGGCAGCATAAACCTGGAAAAAAATATTAGTTCCTGGTGTGTTAAAGCAGAAGTTAAAATTAAAAAAAGGACAAAATATCATTTTATAGACAAACAAAGACTTTATTTTAATATTTCTAAAGCTGATGCAAAAAAACTTTTTATGAAAGAATTTAAGAACTAATTCTTTAACTTACGATAATTAAACCCTCTAATTTATATTAGGGGGTTTCTTTTTTTCTTACTATCATATATTAGTATATTATGACATCCAGGCAATTGAAATTATTTTTAACTAAACACAAGATGACCCAGGGCGATCTATCAAAATTGTTATGGAATACAGCGACAACAAACGATAGAAATATAATATCAAGATGGGTTAATGGTGCTACAAACCCGCCTAGATATTTACATAAATTTTTACTAATTTGTGAGAAACACAACGAACTAAAAAAATCCGACTAAATTCGTTATTATATCATTTTCTTAACACAATTTTGTCAATCATGTCATTAATTTTTTTATGGCCCTGGTACAGCTCCAACCATAAACGAATATAGGCAATCTCTTCTTCAAAAATAACCTTAACTTTTCTTCTATCTTTACCGACAAAACGGCCAATCTGTGAATATGGAAATTTTTTAGCACGCAGCCAAATTATTTTTTTTACTTCAAGATCCTCAACTATCTGACCTAACAAAATACTAGCAATCCACCACCGACTAATATCCTGGCTGCTAGGTCTAATGATGTACTCAATATTATTGTAAGAATATCTGTACATTTTTTCTTGCCTGGTTTCTTGCCAGGGCATTGTCAATCTTTGTTTTTTAAAAGGAGCTGGGAGTCTTTTATCTGTTACAGCTGCTTCTTCAAATAATTTTACAATATCGTCTGAGGTTATTCTAGGCATCCCAAGTGTTTGGCAAATTCATCAGCTCTAACTTTATCATCCCAGTTACTACTTCTTTTTAATTCTAAATATGCTTCTGACTTAGATGTACTATTTGTTTTTACATAAATTCTATGAGCAACATTTTCTGGATCATTATATGCTTTTCTTTTTCCGGATTTATACAACTTAACATTAGCATTACTATTGATAGCAACTTGGCTAACTAATTTTTTTACTATGGATTTATTAATGGATTTATTAATGGATTGGTCGGCCATCCTTGACCCCCTTTTTTGGACATTATTGGCCTGTGTTACGGACAATTCTGTCAATTTATCATAATTAATTTTATAATCTGTAGCTTTACCTGGACTACCTTTTTTTATTTTATAAATAAATTCATGTTCTATAAGTTCATTTAAACCTCTACGAACAGATCTAACACTCATGTTTATGTCTAAAGAAATTCTTTTATGGCTAGGAAACAATGCTTTAGTTTTACTATTTTCACGATTTAACAACGAATACATTACACATCTAGTGCAATTCTGTAATTTTTGTTTGGACATAACCAGGCCAAGCAAATTCCATTTATCTAACAGCATTAAAATAAAATGTTTATAATTTTGTTCATGTGATGTGTTGGTGTTTTTTTCAAACAATTAGTTATCACTATGTTATGTTTTCTTTTTATATATCTTGCTATTCTTGTTTTATTTTTTGTTATAAATTTATATGATAAATGAGAATAATCTGTCCTTGCTTCAATATATTTAAGACTTCTATTTGGACTAAATAATTCATCTTGGGTAATGTTATGTGCTGCACAAACAGCTGTTACAATTCTATTTAAACTAATAATTTTAAACCTGGCTTGTGGTTTTGGATGTAATGTATTTATTAATTGTTTTAGTTTTATTATCTCATCATCAGTAAAATTTATTTCACGCATTTATTTATCCAATCTAATAAGTTTGGGTTATCTTTTAGAATACCTGTAAAAGCATGACTAAATCCATTGACGACAACTTCTTCTGAAGCTTCTTTCATAAGATGCTGGTTATAAATTACATGGCTTATTTCGTGCATTAACACTAATACGCTGTAAGAATTAGATCGTTCAGCTATCTCTTTATCTATTAATATTATTTGTTTTGTTTCATCATAGCTGCCCTCATCATTAGCTACATTGACTAATCCATCATAAAGGCGGACAAATATGTCCGTAGACCCTACTTTGATTTTAGTTGGTATAGAAATCGTTTGGCGTAACTTGACCATCAGTATTTTTCCATATTTTTGTCATATTTTTAGGACTAGGTATTGATTTACCCTGTAACCAACGCTGCACTAACCTGGCTGGATTTGTTGTATCATCAACCTGTAACTTGGCTGCTATCTTGTTTAAAGACTTTAGTTCTTGTGTTTTAACCCAATCGTTTAGAGTCATATGCTATAGAAATACCATTATTAGTATATTTACACAAGTTTAAAAAATAATTTGCATTTATATGCAATTTTGTGTTGAAATTAATTTTATATAGCATTAATGGCTATTATATATTATGAGCACGCCATTAATGGATAATTTGGTACGGGAGTTAAAAGCCAAAGGTTTGTCACAAACGTGGTTAGCAGATAAACTTGCCACGCATCCTACACACCTTAATAAAATTATTAAAGGGAAAGCTGCCATAACTAAAACTATGGCTAAAAAAATCAGTAATTTAAAAGAAATTGATATTACAGAACATGAGCTTATGTACCCAAGTCAACCATTATCAATTGTTGGCCAGTATTTTACAGGAAATTCTGTTGAAAAATATGAAATAGATAGACCTAGTGTGCTTTTACCAAATCCAATTCTTCCAACCTGGTTTGGTGTATTACATAGAGGAAATCAGCAAAAACAGAACATATTTAATTGTAAAAAAGAAGATTCATATGTTGAAATATATGACTCATATTTTCAAAAAAATAACATTATTGATGAACGAGCTATTGGCAATTCAGCTCTTATTTGTACAACAGAAAATGTGTGGGTAAGTTGTAGATTAGGAGAATACGATAAAAACTATGGCTATCAATATTGGTATCATTACAACGCAACAACTCATTATAGTCAATTAAAATGGGCATCAATTATAATGGGTGCTGCTAATTTAAAGGCAATTAATCAAGAATTTGAATTAGATTTTCTTTAATATTGTGTTTTTTACACAAGTTTATTGACGACAATTAGGATTTAATGCTAATAGCTATCTATGGATAGCATTATTCCAGAATATTACTTAAACTTTGGTCTAGATCATAGCTCTCCAGCGCAATTTACAAAACCAATTGATTGGTGGATATGGAATTACGCAATAAACGATCAAAAATACAGAAGATTAAGACCTAAAAGTCCTAATATGATTGGTGGTAATGCTGTCCAGGGGGATAAAACAAGATCATTTATACACCCTACTACAGAAAAAGAAGTGTTTATCCAGGCACATGGTCTTGGTGCTTATTTGTTTGAAAAACAGACTATAGAACAAGCAATTATATCTGCTGAAGAATATTGCGAAGATCAAAAAATTTTGTTTTCTGGAGATGATTATGAGCATTTTGAGGAAGTTATTCAAAGAACTTCTAAAGCTATTAGACGGGGTATAGATGCAATAAAGGAATTTGGCATAGATAAACAAAAAGAATTAGCATCAGAAGATGATGTTGAATGGCAATATCCTGGTATAGATATAACAACTGTAGGCAAAACGGATATACAAACAAAAAGCCATGTATATGAAATTAAAACAACATGGTTTCGTAAAGGTGGCAGAAGTAAGAAAGAAAATAAATTATTATTTAGATCTAACAGTTTACCAAGTAAGCCAATGTATGATCACTTACTACAAACTTCATTTTATTGGAAAGCTACAGGAAAAGAACCAGTAATTATTTATATAACAGGCAATCCAATAAAAGATGGTAACGGCTATGTTATTTTTACAAAAGATAATTGTGATGAACTAACAAAAGATTATCTTGAAAATTACATTGAAACAGCAAGACAGACACAGCTGGTAAGACAAAATTTATTAAAAATATCCAAGACAAAAAAAGACATAAAAAAATATGTGCAGCTTAATTTTAACAATAGTTTTTATTGGAACAATTTTACACAACAAGAAAAAAAGGAGATACAAAAATCATGGGTATAAATTTTATAGGATATGGAAAAGTTATTTGTACTAAACAACAATGGCTTAACATGGATCGTGAAGAAAAATTACAAAAAGAATGTAAAAAAAGAAACAGTAAACCACCAAAATTTACAAAACTACAAAAAGAATTAATTAATAGAGTTACCCTGGAGTTACAAAAGTAATGGCAAAAACACCAGATCAACAAACATTAAGTCTTTTAAAAAATTATAAATTTAATGTACCAAAAGAAAAAACTGTATGGAACTGTCAAGGAACCTGGGTATTTCATTACAAGTATATTGAAGAAATAGGCAGACAAGCAAAAGTTTATGTAGAATCACTTGAAACTGTTGAACTTAATACAGAAAAAAGAATAGCAGTTATTAAGTGTGTAGCACATACAGACAAACAAAAAGTTATTACATACGGAGAGTCATCTCCTCATAATACTTTTAATAAATATCCTGTAGCTATGGCTGAAAAAAGAGCCAAAGGTAGAGCAATACTTAAACTAGCTGGGTTACATGGAGATTTTTATGAAGATGAGTTTTCAGTAGAGGGCAGTAGTTCTACTGAAGAAAAAGGCACTAATACAAAACGGAATAAGTCCGCTAGTAGCAGCTCTAGTGCCTTACTACCAAAAGATTGGGAGTCTATGGATCTTGCAGATCAAGTACGACATTTCTTCGCCGAAATTGAAAAGACTTCCAATCTAGAGGAGTTAGACAAAACAAAAGAGCCATACAAGGAGTGGTTTGATGACTTAGCTAGAAACGACAAAAAAGAAATTGTTACGGCTTTAGATAACAAAATTAAGGAGTTTAAAAAATGACTGAATTTAGTTTATATCTTTTTCCAGGAAAAGAGCTTAAAGAAACTTTAGACAAACATATACAAGCTGATAAAAAATATCCGTTAGGAGAATCACTTACACTAGAAGATGATAAAAATAAAAGTGGTTTCACTATAAAAGAAGATGTAACTTTTAAAGCTGGAACAAAAGTTCATCTAAATGTTTGGGCAGCACAGAATAAAAATGCAAAAACTGTGTTGCGGGTTTCAGTAACTGACTTTGAAACAGGTTATACAAAGTCTATGAGTTACAAAAAAAATAAACCAAGTAAAAAACAATCAAGTGAGGATGATGATGTTGATTTCAACTTCGGTTAGATTGTTAGATACAACAGCTGTGGCGGGTATTATTTATAGCGACTCGCCATCGCTAACTAAACAAGCAATAAAAAACAGAATTTTACGATTAAGAAAACAGCACCAGCTACCAATGAAGAAAATAGGTAACAGGTATCTTATTAGTGTTGATAATTTAAACAAGTGGATAGAAGAAAAAAACTTATAAAGGAACGCGAAGCTTATTTAGAAAAATTAAATAAAGCAGCAGAAAAACATTTAATAGAAAAGATAGGGTTTGATAAAGAATGGGTACGAAAGTCAATGAAACAACTAAGAAAAAATCAAAAGATGAAATAATGAAAGATAATCAAATTATATTAGATTTGTATGAAAAGAAAATTGAAGAAAATATGAAGTTAAGACAAGAAAATAAAAAGTTACAAGACGATATGAATAAATTTAAAGAGATAACAAAGCCATGAAACTAAAAGGTAAATACTTACCAGACCTGGAAAAGAAATCTGATTTAAGAGAAGATGATGAAAAAGAAGTATTAAAAGTTATGTCACAAATAACTAAAAAATTAATATTATGTTCTGCTGATCCATGTAACAAAGAAGCAAAAGTTATTGTTGATAAGTTTCCCTTTTGTGCAGAACATGGAATAGATTACCTAAAAATACACAAAAAAGACAGGGTACTGACCTAAACGCATAACAAAACGCATAACAAGTTTGTTTTTGTAAAAAAATTATATTAAAAAATGGCTGTTTTCTGGTCGGGGAGAAAGGATTCGAACCTTCGACCCCCTGGTCCCAAATCTGTATAACATAGGTTTATTGGGTTTCATAGGGTTTCATTTGGTCTCATTTAGTAACGCAAAGTTTCATGTAGTTTCATACAGTTTCGTAAAAAGACATAACAAAAAACATAACAAAAAAACATAACAAAAATATTTTAATTTAGTCTGATAGTATATATAACACAATATATGAGTAGATTTACTGTTAGAAATGTAAGACCAACACCAGCTGCAAGAGTTAATAAAAAAAATAATAATAACAAATATTATTTTGATGTTTTTGACAAAACACAGCAAAAAATTACTGACAGGGTATATGCAGCCACACAAAGCAAAGCAGATGATTTGCGAACAGAATACAAAAATAAAATTAATTCTAGTATTTATACAGTTGAAAACGCAATATTAGAAGATGCTGCACAAATAGAATATAAGATACAATTAGGTAAAAGAGATAATAAAATTATAAGTGAAAATACATTAAGAGATTATAAATTTAGTTGGGATGCAATAAAATACATAGAACACAACGGAGTATTTTTAAAAGATTATCCTGTAAAAGATATTGATATTAATTTTTTAACTTCTTTAGAATCTAAATTTTTAACTGAATTAAAATTAAGACAAAACAAATCAAGCTGGGCAAGATTAGGAGCTATATTAAATGTTGCTGCTACAGAAAATATGGGTGTTCCTATGTTCATTACAAAGCAAGTAAGCAGATCTGTATTTACATCTGCCTGGAAAAGAAGAATTAAAAAAGTACCAGACATATTAAAAACAGATAATCCTAATGATACAATAAAAATAATAAACAAAGTCCTGGATATATCACGATTGAAGTCTAGCTATGAAAGTACAAAGTACCCAGGAAGCTATTGGTTTATTACATTAAAAATATTATTAGAAGCTAACCAAAGAATATCTAGAATAATACCATTACTAAAAAATGATTACAGCACTAAACTACATGGTTTTGTTATAGACAAAAAAGTAGATATAAAAACTAATGTTATGGAATACTTGCCTAGACAATATGAAACAGATTTTGCAAACAAAGGTTTTGCAAATGTTGTATTTGTATCAGAACAATTTACAAAAAACTATCAAGAGTGGTTACAGGAATTAGATATGTGGCACAATCCAAAAAATATATTATTACCAGCCGGGAATGGTAATTACAAAACATACCATATAATTTTAGATAATATTAAAAAACTATTTAAGATTGCTGGATGGAATGGAAATATAAGCACACATGATTTTAGAAGTTTAGGAGCTAAATTTAGAAAGTATTTAGAATTAGATGAAACAAGCAAAGCACATTTAGATCATAGTTCAAAACATATGACGCTGCTTTATGAAAGAGGTAGGAACTGGCAAGACATAAAATCACTAACCGCTGCTAGTAATAAAATAGGCCAATTTTACAATAATTAGGGGGGTACAATCACACAGGCGACTTGCTACAAACGCACTGGTGGGTCGTTTTTAAGCTGTTTTTTTTAGCTAGTCTCTCTAAAAAAACACTTTCCACACATCCAGGACCTCATTGAGTCTTTAGAGAATATGGGATCATCTGTGTGATTGATACAGGAGGAATCTCTATTTTCTTTTTTATATTTTTCTTGATCTTGTCTTGTTTTGCTAAAGAACCACATACCAGGTAAAGTGATTGTTTGCTTTTTATTTCTTCTTGCCAAAGATACCTATAGCTCCTTTAGCTGTTTTGATCCCAAAGCTGGCGCTGATGCAAATAATTAAACATGTGGCAAACCACTGAGGCGTGTGTTCATCTAAAAATATAAAACCTTTTGCAACATAATCTTGTGTCCAGGGCAGAAAACAACCAAGCAAAATTGCTCCAAAAATAAGAGTCCAAAATTCATCTTTCCAGCTGCTTTGCATTTGGTCTACAGCTGATTGCTCCCAGGCAATTTTACCAGCAGCAATATCTTCCATTCTTTTTTTAGATGCTTTTATTTCTTCAAGTTTTAATTCGTTTTTGGCTGCTTTGTTTTTTGCAAATGCTTTTACACTATCACTTGCAACACTTAAAAGTGGTTTTGCTAATAATTGCCAAACCATTAGATGCTATTAATGATTATTAAAACAAAAATTATAACTAGTGATGATACTAAAATTTTACCTCTTTTAGTAAGACCATTCCAAAAGTATTTAATTTTTTCCATTAGTCCTCCAGGATTATTGACGCCAACATTTTTGCTCTATTTGGCGTTTGTTGATGCCAGCGACTATCAAGTAGCTGGTCGTGGCACTCTTGCCAGTTTTGATCTTTAGCTGCTGACAGTGCTTTTTTAAATTTAGACAAGCCAGTAGCTCCCAGCTGAAACGCCATTTCTATGAACACACCAAATTTTTTATCAGGCAAATCCATACCCTCGCACACTCTAGCTGCACCCTCTATCGCTTTATCAAAATCTTGATCGTATAATTTATAAATAAACTCGTCAGAATATTCTTTATCTTCTTCAATATTATCTTCTTTAGTAACAAGATGGCCGATGCCCAAAGTTAATTTACCAAGTGTATCTTTGTAAGGTGTATTGACCTTGCCCTCATGTAATTCAATTCTTTTTTTTAATTCACTTAAACTTGCAGCTTCCATCTTTAAAGACATACAAAATTTTTACTCCTAATTGTTTTTGGTATTTGCTCACATTCCTAGATATGACAGTTCCAGGTTTCCAGGTCTTACGAATAGATGCAGTTTTTACATCTATCTTTATGACCTCTCCACTAATTCTATGTACGGCCACAAGATCAATGACATCATTGTCCTGTGTTTTCCAATAAATAGTGTAATTTTTTTTTGTTAGCCAAGCAGCAGCATAATATTCTGATTCTAAACCTTTTTTAACTTTGTTTAGATTTTCTAAATAACCCAAAACTATTCAACGATTTTTAACCAGGTATATATAGCAGCTAGTATTGATCCTATTATAATTATTCCTTTAAAAAAACCCATGCCTGTGTTGGCAGAATAATTTAAATCTCTTATTTGTTTTTGCATAATACTAACATCTTCTCTTATGTATTTTACATCTGTTTTTAGTTCAGCAATTTCTTTTTCCCACTCAGCCATCAGATACCCTGGATCATGCTATCAAATTTTTTGATAGGATATGAATCAACTTCAAAACATATTGAACTAAAATGTGCT